CAAACACTCTAGTATTAGCAGAAGTGATAATCTTGGGCGTTGTGATTGGGCCATAGAAATGCATCTTCATTGTGAAAGTGAGAGTCCAATATACATAACGAACTGAGTCAAAGTTGCCTTCGTATTGAATGTCGTTTGTTACTGAATTAAGAATTACAGGCACATCTTTTAGAAATCCTAGATCGGGAATCATGTTTGTTGTGACTGTGAAATCGGGATTGAAGAAAGGTAAAATCTGTTCTACAATATGTGTGCCATCATCAATGTTTCTTGCATAGATGTTCAAAGCGAATGTAATGTCATAAGGCACACCAACATACTGCGACTTAACAGATGATCCATTATTAGGTGCTACTGCCCTTAATGTAGAGTTTTGCTTGCGAGTAGGATCATATGAGATACCTGTAATCTCGAAACTCATTCTAGGAAGAATAGCTTGAAACTGTTTTAGTAGTGCTGGGTCGGACTCAATACGAGTGACCATCTTCTCTTTAGGAGCATAGATGATCGGGACCAAGAAACGCTGTGTCTCTTTGCCTGTCTGATTATTCGTTCTAACTACAGTAATGTCATCAAACAGTCTGCCAAATAGAATGACTGCTTTCTTAGTTAGTGAGTGATAAAACGGTGCATTACCTAGCATTACGGTGTTCCGAATGGATTGATTTCAGATAGATCAAGAATAAGTTCTGTTGACTTGCCGAAATCATCGTTGTTAAAGAAATCTTGCATTACGAAATCACCAGTTGCATCTACACCGTTGGCGGTTGTAGAGAATATTGCCTGCGATGTATTACCATAAACATTAGCACTTGGGCTGAATGTGCCCATGATGTTGTGTAGAAGCATTGTTCCATTAGCTGCAAACCATTCAGAAACTTCGGCTGTAGCAGTAGCGTTTGCCCATGTTCCGTCTGGTGACTGATAAACAACCTCGTTATCACGGAATGATCCTGAACCAGATGTGTTTAGAGTTAGTTTAATTGTGTAGCCGTTATCTTCTTCGACTTGATCAATCTCACCAATGCCAGTATCAAAATCTTCTTCACTATAACGGAAGACTTCACAACGCATTTCAAAGACGAATGGATGACGATTGCCCAATGAATAGAACATAAGTTTCTTTTCAATGAACTTAATCTCAAACATACGGTGTAATAGTGGTACCCAAACAAGATCGCCCTCTTGTGGGCGTTCTCTAAGTGCTGATGGAACTATACGAGCAAATGAACGGCGTGAGATAACAAAGTTAGATGTATCTCTAATCTCTAGACCAAACTTAGAGAAGAAATCATGATCACCTTCGTATCCTTCTGCATTGGCAATATATGCTTCAATGATGTAAGCATGTTTAAATTTGACCTTGGTAGTTTCACCAAAGATCATATCAACATTGTCTAGCGATTCTCTAGGAATGTAATAGCAATTATGTCCCATGATTTGAATAGATTCAACGATAACATCCTCCATAAGAGAATGCTCGTTTCCCAATCTATTCTGTGAGGGAAAGTTATTGAAATAACCGTTTACTGCCATTTTAACCTACCAAGAAGGCAGGAGGCTGCTCATAAGTCGAACGAATTTCTAGTTCGATCTTTTCAATTTCTGCCGTGGCTTCATTGAAGATATCGACACCACGCATCATTACACCACCTGGCAACTGCATCTTGTCAAACTTGGACATATTCTGTCCCCATTGTTTCTTGACATACGCTGTGGCAAGTTTCTTGAGCATACGGTCGTTCCAAACTCTAGTGTAAGTTGTTGGGTCTGTAATTACGATACCTTCAACGATGATATATTCACCGGGTTGAATGTCATTCTTCCAGTCCCAATCGATATAGAGTTTGTTAGTGATACGATTGAAACGAATAGGCTGCTGACCTGTGAAGATCATATTAAGTGTGGCAAGATGCTGCATTGTTAGAGCATAATTGACATATGATGTTGATGAAAGGTCCCAGAGGTCGTTAAGACGCAACTGGTACCTTAAATCAAACATGTTCATGGCGAGGTAAGAACCACCAACAGGAAACACACGAATAGCACCAATCAAACCATCAGATACAGGAATGTATTGATTGTTTAGGTCTTGCTGTGTTATTTGATGCTTCACATACGATCTTTCAGTGCCATTGAAATGGAACTCATTCCAGAACTCAAATGCCAACTCAATGGCATCTTCGACCTGAACATCATCAACATTAACCTGAATGACAGGATATCCTAACTGTCTTAGGCAAAAGTCTTTTAGTTCTTCTTTATTTGCTGGCTGATTGATCGACATTTACCTCATCCGTGTCTTTTACTTATTAAGGACAGAACTCTCAGTGACATTCACATTTAGTTCCTGCACCTGTGAATCTGCTTGTTGACGAATAGCTAGAAATGTTTCCAATGTCTGTTCTAGGGGCATCTTAGATAGAGCCGTAAGAACATTGTTAATCATAGGAATTGTAAGTTCTAGTTTAATTGTCTTTTCCATAATATACCTCTTTAGTTAATGCCTGCTTGAAGCAGATGCATTTATTTAACAGTATTTAGCATATCAACAATACGCTTTAGATTGTCTATCTCGGTTTGCTGCTCCTTGATTGCTTCGATCAATAGAGGAACAAGTTTTTCATATTTAACTGTTAGATAGTTTTTGCCTGTTCTAGAAATCTTATTACCATTTTCATCTGAGTCGCAATCAAAAGGTGCAATGTCAACAGCATCAGACATTACTTTTTCGACTTCCTGAGCCTTTAGTCCGTGTTCATGTTCTCTATATGGAGCAAAGCCTAAAGACTTACACTTTTCTACTCTCCAATCGAAAGTATAACCAGAAATGCGCTTGATCTTATCAATAGCATTTGCGATAGGACTAAAGTTTTCTTTTAGTCTTTCGTCAGAAGCATAAGCGGTAATGTTTGCTCTACATGACAAATCGCCTGTTCTGGCGTTTAGCCACATAGCATTTTCCCATTGTGGAACAGTCTGACCAGAAACCGATGGACCAAAACCAATACCGAACCAAGAAGTAATCTTCAAGTTTGAAGTGGTAGAGGCGACACTATCACTAGTTGTACCAAAGATATAAGCACTTCCTTGTGCGCTGAAATTGACACCGGCTGTAGTAGAACCTGTAGTATTGCTTGAGTTTGGAACTGTTACGCTACCTGTGAAGTTACCTGACCCAGAAACATCAAGTCTATGAGTTGCCCCAGGAAGTGTAGTGTCTGACTCACCATAACCTAGTCGAACGCTATGAGCAACTGTCAACTTACCGTCGGTTGAAAGGGCCATAGCACCCTGAGCGGCTGTATGCGCAGCGTCGCCCCACCAAAATCCTCTAGTAGCAGAATCATTCATTTGGAATGTCATAGCATATTCGTTTTCGATCGGTCCGAAAGTAAATCCATTGGTCATGCCAATCGTATAATTACTATCACTCCAAACTCTAATTTTATCTCTACTGGTTGATGCTGGACCAGTAAGAACTGTATATGTTAGAGGTCCGCTGAAAGCTGTTGCTGATACTGTACCATTAAAGGTATGTGTGCCACCTGGTGCTCCTAGTGTTAATCTATAAGTATTAACACCATCAGACCAACCACCAATTCTGAATATGTTGTCTATATCAAGACCAAGGTTGATAGCGTAGGCACCAGTTCTATGAAATGACATGACGGCGCTAACGAATTGTGTGCCTCTAACAGAAAATGAACCTGTATCATTAGAAACTGAGGTATTTGATGTATTGGCCGCCGCAGCATTGGTTCTTCCGGTAATCAATCCGGTCATTGTTCCGCCAGCTAATGGAAGAGCATCTGTAATACCATAACCAGATAATGTAGTTGGTTTGCCTGTAACACCTGACCAAGGAATGGTACAGTTTGTTAGTGTGCCAGATGATGGAGTACCAAGTGCAGGAGTTGTTAGTGTGGGGCTGGTTGATAAAACAACGCTACCTGATCCTGTGCTGGTTGTAGTACCCGTACCGCCGTTGGCAACAGCTAGAGTGCCAGAAACATGGGTCGTTAGACCAATCTTACCCCATGCAGGTGCTACGCCTACACCGCCTGAGATAAGAGCGTTACCTGTAGCAACATCGGCAAGTCTTGTCAATGCTGTAGTTGTTGAAGCATACAGAATATCACCAACGGCATATGATGCGTTTCCTGTACCGCCATTAGCCGCAGCAAGCGTTCCCGTAACACCTGTAGTTAGTGGTAAACCGGTACAGTTTGTTAGTGTGCCAGATGCTGGTGTTCCGAGAGCAGCATTGGCAGTTAGAACTCGTTTCCAAGCACCGTAAGTTGATAGTGCTGATCCGCTACCTCTAATCCATAGATTATCGTTATCAGTGAAACCAAGTTGTCTTGTACCACCACCAGATGCGTCAGCGTATTGCTGGAATGTCATAACACCATGGTAGGTGCCGCCATCATTTAGACCGTCGGTGGTATTTGTTTTAAAGTCAAATTGAACACGGGCCGCACCAAGGCTAGGTCCATCTACGGTGGCTCTTGTATCACGAGAAGTTATATAAAAGGCAGAGCCGGTAGTGTTCTGATTTAGAGTTGGAAAGGTACAGTTTGTTAAGTTTCCGCTTGATGGTGTTCCAAGTGCAGGAGTTGTTAGTGTGGGGCTGGTTGATAAAACAACGCTACCTGATCCTGTGCTGGTTGTAGTACCTGTACCGCCGTTGGCAACAGCTAGAGTGCCAGAAATATGAGTTGTTAGACCAATCTTACCCCAAGCTGGAGCAACACCAACACCACCAGAGATAAGAGCGTTACCGGTAGCAACATCGGCAAGTCTCGACAATGCAGTAGTTGTTGAAGCAAAAAGAAGATCGCCAACGGCATATACTGTTTGACCGGTACCGCCATTAGCCGCAGCAAGCGTTCCCGTAACACCTGTAGTTAGTGGTAAACCGGTACAGTTTGTTAGTGTGCCAGAAGATGGTGTGCCTAGAGCGCCACCATCTAGTAATACTCTACTCCATGCATTGCTACCCGAAGCATTGGTCGATCTATAATATAGACTATTTGAATAGAAGTCTGCCGCAAGTTGCATAGAATAATAATTTGAACCATTACTATGCGTTGAGGCAATCAAATGATACCAAGATGAAGTTGTTACTGGCCAACCGTTAGCTGTTGTGGCATATGATGTTTGCCAGAAACCAGAATTAATACGTGATGCAATACTTTGATTAGGAGCATCAGCACTTGACTGGGCGGCATTTAAAAATGTTGCAAAACCTGTAGTATTCTGATTTAGAGTTGGGAAGGTACAGTTTGTTAGTGTGCCAGATGATGGTGTTCCAAGGGCACCACCATTGGTGACGAATGCACCAGCAGAACCAACGGCTGTTGCAAGTGCAGTAGCAACACCTGTGCCAAGACCAGAAACACCAGATGAAATCGGAATAGATGCTGTAACACCAGATGCCGAGGTAATTCGACCATAAGCATCAACGGTGAATGATGGAATGGTTGCAGCGCCGCCATATGTGGTTGCTGTAACACCAGATGTGGCTAAATCTATGAATACTAATTCATTGCTTGATGCATCAACTGTTGTATTAGCCCAAATTCTTGATGTGCTATTACTTGATACAGAAGCAACTTTGGTATTTGACCAAGCATTAGATGAAGCGCCTACTCCTGTGACACCAATTTCAGTCAATGACCAAGAAACATCGGCGCCACCGTTAAATGTCTTACCAGTTGAACCAATAGTTAGTGTTCTAGCTGTAGTTAGAGTTGCAGCAGAACCGGTGGTGCTTTGATTGAATGTTGGCCAAGTAAATGTTCCAGTTGAGAAGTTACCGCTTGCGGGTGTGCCGAGAGCACCGCCGTTTGTTACGAATGAACCCGCAGTTCCTACAGCAACAGCAAGAGCAGTTGCAACACCGGTACCTAGACCAGACACACCGGTAGAAATAGGAATAGATGCAGTAACATTAGAAGATGAAGTTATGCGACCATAAGCATCTACTGTATATGAAGGTATAGTTGCAACACCACCGTATGTGGTTGCTGTAACACCAGATGTTGCTAGATCAATAAACACCAATTCGTTGCTTGAGGCATCGGTAGTTGTATTGGCCCAAACTCTTGAAGTGCTGTTGCTTGAAACTACGGCAACTTTAGTATTAACATATGGATAAACTGTAGAAGCAAAGTTCTGAGAGTCGAGTGACTTACCAGCAATGACCGTAGATTCGACTGTATCAAATGCGGTAACAAGTGAAATCTGCCAATCTTCTCTCCATGCAGCCGCAGTTCCACCACTAAAACCTGCTTCGACTTCTGTAATGTAAACTTTTGGATAAGCCCAAGCTGTTGATGTCTCACCAATCCAGATACAGTCCGACGTAGCGTCTTGTCCGAAACGAACATTTAGTTCTGGTCCTGACTGAGTTTCTTGTGTAACAAATGTATTATACCATCCACCAACAACACTATAGTTATAACCACCAAATTGTAATGTTGTTGATGTTCCTGTTACATAGTTGAAAATTTTTACAGTAACACGCAACATTGTGTTATTGTTATTTGCAGCGACAGGCATTTTAATTTTAATAGCACCAGTAGCAGTCGCAGCGTTGTTCGAGAATGCACCACCGCCAGGGTTAGTTATTCTAACAGTACCAGCTACACCGTCATCATACACACCACGAGTAGTCGAAACATATCCAAGAACACCAATGTTACCTGCTAGAACGACATTATTGTTTGATAGTTTGGTATTTGACCAAGCATTAGCAGATGCACCAACAGTAATGGTGTAGTTGTTGCCAGCAGCACCAACGGCTACTGTGTATGAATTTCCTGATGTTCCAACTGTATTGGACCATGTATTGGATCTTGCTCCGATTGTATTTGCCCAAGCGTTGGCAGATGTTCCGACAGTATTCGACCAAGCATTAGCAGATGCACCAACGGATAATGTATAGGAGTTGCCTGATGTACCAACTGAATTGGACCAAGCATTGGATGCCGCTCCAACTGATACTGTATAATTATTACCTGATGTACCAACTGTGTTTGCCCATCCATTGGCACCGACAGCATTGTTCCGAATAGTTATGATAGCATTAGCACCACCAAGGATCAGGTTGCTTGTTCTGATATCAGAGTTCAGAACGGCATTGACCATATTGTTTGCATACGGAACAATATCGTTTACTAATGATGGTTCTCCAGACAATCCACTGAATAGGAAATATTCTTTGGAAGCATGGTCTCTATACAATCCAGTATGAACATTAGATGTTCCGTTGCTATAGTGTCCAACAAAACCAATATCAACAATATCAGAAATGTTATTTGTTGCTAGAAAAATTAGAGAATCTTCAACAGAAAGACTATCTGTTGTGATAGTTGTTGCATTACCAGATATTATTAGATTGCCTGTAACTTGTAAGTCACCGGTAATTGTGCCACCAGATTTCTTAAAGTAGGTTGAATCTGAATATATGTTTACTGAATTGGCCCAAGCATTGCTTGATGCACCAACAGTAATGGTGTAGTTGTTACCAGCAGTACCGACAGAAATGGTATAGTTATTACCTGAGGTGCCGACTGTATTAGCCCAAGTATTTGATCTTGCGCCAATTGTGTTGGCCCATGCATTTGCGGCTGCACCAACTGCTACTGTATATGAGTTACCGGCTGCACCAACTGCTACTGTATATGAGTTACCGGCTGTACCAACAGTATTTGACCAAGCGTTTGTTACTGCTCCTACGGATACAGTATAAGCATTACCGGCTGTACCAACTGCTACTGTATATGAGTTACCTGAGGTACCAACAATGTTAGCCCAAGCATTTGAACTTGCACTGATTGTATTGGCCCAAGCATTAGCTGCCGCACCAGTTGCAATAGTATAGTTGTTGCCGGCTGCATTAACAGCAAGCATGTATGTATTACCTGACGAACCTACCGTATTAGCCCAAGCATTACTTGAAGCTCCGACTGCTACTGTATAAGCATTACCTGATGCATTAACGGCAAGCATATATGTATTACCGGATGAACCTACTGTTGTGGCGACTGATAATGCATAAGCATTTGCGGCTGCTCCAACTGCTACAGTGTATGAGTTACCTGAGGCTCCAACTGCTACTGTGTAAGCATTACCGGCTGCACCAACTGCAACAGTATAAGCATTACCTGCGGCATTAACGGCAAGCATGTAAGTATTACCTGACGAACCTACTGTATTAGCCCAAGCATTTGAACTTGCACTGATTGTATTGGCCCATGCATTTGATGATGCACCAACGGCTGTTGAATAAGCATTACCGGCTGTACCAACTGCTACAGTATAAGCATTACCGGCTGATCCGATTACAACTGAGTAAGCATTACCAGCAGCACCAACAGAAATGGTATAGTTATTACCGGCGGCCCCGACTGTATTAGCCCATGTGTTTCCTGCTGTTCCAACTGCTACAGTATAAGAGTTACCTGATGATCCAACCGATGTAGCTGTTGATAAAGCATAAGCGTTACCGGCTTGTCCGACTTGTGTAGCTGTTGATAAAGCATAAGCGTTACCGGCTTGTCCGACTTGTGTAGCTACTGATAATGCATAAGCATTGGCAGATGATCCAACTGTATTGGACCATGTATATGATCTTGCGCCGATTGTGTTAGCCCAGTTATTACCTGCAACACCAACAGCAACAGTATATGCATTACCAGCAGCACCAACGGCATCGGTGTAATTATTACCTGCAACACCAACAGCAATCGTATAGTTATTACCGGCTGCGGCAACTGTAATGACATAAGCATTAGCACCAGCACCCGTATCTGTAATTCTATTATTTGCTAATTCAAAAAGATATCCGGAGTAAGCATTAGCGCCTATTCCTGTATCATACGCCAGAACATTTGCAGCATTCGCTTTATCGAATGCAGCATTGGCATTATCATAGGCGGCCGCCACATAGAGAACATCATTTGAAAGATTAGCACGATCAAATGCTGCTTGTGTTAAAGTAAGAGTGGTGTTAGTGCTATCAAATGCTGCCGAAGCAAGATCAATAGCAGGTGTCAGATTTGCAGAGATTGTAATTGCATCTGTGAGTGCCGAACTAGTAATCTCAATATTCTGTCCTTGATTAAAGGTAAGAATATCATTTGGGATATCTGCAATTACCAGTGTGCCGGCTGCATTGATGGTTCCGAAGTTGAAACCACCTTCACCACCAGAGATAGACTGAATGTTGCCGTTAATGTCCTTATAGTAAATAAGACCATCGGCATAGTTAATAGCAATTTCACCATTAGCTAGATCAGCCGGTGAAGATCCTGGAATAGATGATTTCTTTAGAGCAATTACTGTGTTGGTCATTAAAAGTCGTCTGTCTTATCTTCCTGTTCCACAAAGGGCATTTCTATAATCTTTGTATTTATGTTCTTTTTAGACGGCTGTTTTTTGGGCTGAGGTGTTAACTTAATGAGTTGCTTATCTTTTGCTTGTAACTCATTCTTAACACTCGTTAGTTCATTGTTGGCTGTTTCTAGTTGTTGTTTCATAGATTCTACTAGAGAATTGAGTCTATCAATATCTCTATTCTTATCAACAAACTGATTTCTTAGATCATTATATTGATTAGTCAAGGTGTCCATATGACTCACCTTGTTTTTCATGGCATTGTATTCTTGTTCCCATTTTGTTGCATTTTCAGTTGCTTTTGAAAACTCTTGCTGATTTTTACTAGCATTTGTAAGTTCTTCTTTCAAAGTGGAAATGACCCCATCTTTTTCGGCGATGAGGTCACTAGCCAACTTTGCTTGCGTTTTCAACTGTAGAATAGTATTGATTTGATCATGTAATGTTGAAACTGTAATATCAACATAAGTATTCATAAACTTGTTAGCATCACTCATAATAAAGTCTCCGTGTTAGTTAGAATGTTCCCCCATCTAGCATACCAAACGCTGGAACACCAAATGCATCGGCCTGTAGAACTTGTCCTTCAGTACCGGCAGAAGTAACCTGTAGAGAACCTGCATTGTTTCCGAATAGGATACCATTAGTTGTAAATAGATTCTTTCCGGTACCACCGTATGGAACAGTGATTGTGTCTGCATTCCATGTACCAGAAGTTAGAGTACCAACACCGGTGATTCCTGAGTATGTTCCCGAAACTCTTGCAGATGCAATGATACCAGATACTAGATTTGCTGCATCAGAGAATGTCTGGAAGATTTTTGTGTTGACTGCATTGGTGTAAGCATTACCGGCTGTACCGACTGCTACAGTATAAGCATTACCAGCAGCACCAACGGCATCAGTGTAATTATTACCTGCAACACCAACGGCCTGTGCATAAGCATTGGCACTGGCTGCTACGCTGTTAACAAATGTGTTAGAAGCAATTTGGTGATATGTCGAACCATCATTAGTGAATGTCCAAACTGTCTGAGACTCGTCCCAAAGAATTGCGACATCGTTCTGATTACCACGATTAACTTCCATACCAGCATTTTCAGATGGTGAAGCACCTGCTGGAAGATCGGCATTTAGAACGAAGATGTTATCGCCAACATTCAATGTCTGAGTATTGGCATAAGTTGTAACACCTGAAATTGTTAGGTTACCAGAAACGACAACATCACCTGAAATGGTGCCGCCTGTCTTGGCATAGAATGTATCAGTTGCATATGTGTTAGCAGATGCACCAACAAATTCGGCGTAAGCATTACCTGAGGTACCAACTGTGTTAGCCCATGCATTACCAGAGGCTGCAACTGTGCCTAGCCATGCATTGGCAGCACTAGCCACCGAGTTTGCATGTTCAAAGGCAGCTATTGTGTGGTTTACCCAATAGGTACCACCGATTTCATTAACGCTTAGACCATTTGCTGTGCCGATAAAGAGTCTATCGGAAGCGTAGGAATACGCTAGTTCTGCGGCAGAGAGCGAACCACCTGGTGGGGTGGTCGTCCCTGTTGATCGTTTAATCTGAATTACTGTATTGCTCATTAGAAGGTTCCTCCGTTTACGATGGGCAATTCTCTAACTACAAATTTGTCACTCGCCTCATCATAAACAATAGTTTCGTTGTTATTCAAGCTGGTAGCATCAACATCATTCAATTGTCTCAAATTTTCTTTAAGGTTTTGTTTACCTGACAATCCTACAGATTTAATATTTGACTGTTGCTGTATGTTGATAGAAATTCTATTCTTGGGTTGTGTTCTAACAATGATTGACATTTTAGTCCTATCGAGTTATGCCATGTGTTACGAAAATCACACCCTCTATTAGTCTCGTTGTTTCGTTTTGCGCTCTAGGGTTAACAACTTTAACATCAAAGAAATAGTTACCGGGTCTTAGATTAGCGGTATTCGCTGCCGTCATTGACAGTGATAGTTCGCCATTTGATCCATCTAATACTGAGCAAGTTAGATTGGCAGAGGCGTTTACGGACAGTAAAGAGCGTCTTAACTGACTTGTTATAACATACCCAGAAGTGTTCTGTGGCATATTCGTATTGTCATCATTTAATTCAATTACTACATTGAAATCCGCACCTCTGTCTATGTAAAGTTCTGCGTATTCTGCCATTTACTTTCCTATTTATTCCTCTTATTTAGCTTTTAGCTCATCTAGCTCGGTCTTTAGTTCTTTGATTGCTTCAATTAGAAGCGGAACAATACGATCATACTTGACTGCTTTGATTCCGTCTTCTCTAGTTGCAACAACTTCTGGAAGAACTGCTTCAATCTCTTGAGCGATAACACCAATATCATGCTTGCGAACAAAGTAATCATCTTCACCACCTTGGGCTTCAATGAAGGCGTCTGTCCAATCAAACTCAACACCATTGATCTTTTCGATCTTGGCAAGAGCATTATCGATAGTCTTAACATTCTCCTTCAATGAAGCATCGGATGAATAGAATGCTGTAATATCGTTTGTTGCTCTAATCTGACCAGCAGTTCCAGAACCAGCGGTACCAACACCGATTGAGTTAAACTGTGAATTTTGAGTTGTGCTAGTAAATGTAACAGCCGATCCGTCAATACTAGTAATACCAGTTAGTGACTGTGCAGCCGAGGCTCTATTAAGAGCAATGGCGGTAGTACCAACATAAGTGGTTGCTCCTACAGCGGCAGCACCAATTTCGGCTAGTGACCATGAAACAGCAGCAGAACCATCCACGCTCTTTCCGGTTGAACCGATAGTGATTGTTCTGGCAGTTCCCCATGTAGCGGTAGTAATAGCAGCAGAACCGTTAAAGGCTGTACCGTTAATATTTCTTGCTGTTGTTAATGTAGCAGCCGATCCATCAATTGAAGTGATACCGGTTAGCGATTGTGCGGCTGATGCTCTATTGAGTGTGATGGCAGTAGTACCAACATAAGTAGTTGCTCCTACAGCGGCAGCACCAATTTCGGCCAATGACCAAGATACTGCGGCAGAACCATCAACAGACTTACCGGTCGATCCAATTGTAATGGTTCTTGCAGTACCCCATGTGGCAGTAGTAATTGCTGCCGATCCATTGAATGCAGTACCGTTAATGTTTCTAGCGGTTGTTAGTGTAGCGGCTGAACCATCAATAGATGTAATACCAGTTAGTGACTGCGCTGCCGATGCTCTATTTAATACTATTGAAGTAGTACCAACATTGACAGTAGAATCGTTAGCGGCCACACCCATTTCGCTATGTGTCCAAGTATAGTTGCCTGAACCATCAACAGATTTTGCAGTATCGCCGAGGGTGATTGTTCTAGAAGTACCCCAAGTGGTAGTGGTGATATTACCCGTACCATTGAACGCTGTACCATTGATGTTTCTAGCGGTTGTCAATGATGCAGCGGAACCATCAATAGAGGTGATGCCGGTCAATGACTGTGCTGCGGATGCTCTATTAAGTGTAATAGCGGTAGTACCAACATAAGTGGTTGCACCAACGGCTGCTGCACCAATTTCTGCTACTGTCCATGATACAGCGGCCGATCCATCGACAGACTTACCGGTCGATCCAATGGTGATTGTTCTAGCAGTACCCCATGTTGCGGTAGTAATAGCAGCAGTACCATCAAAATTAGTACCATTGATGGCTCTTGCTGTAGTTAGTTTAGCAGCCGAACCATCAATGGAGGTGATACCAGTTAGTGACTGCGCTGCTGAGGCTCTATTCAATACGATTGATGTAGTACCAACATTGACAGTGGCATCATTTGCAGCAACACCCATTTCAGATAGTGTCCAAGTATAGTTTCCTGAACCATTAACTGATTTGCCAGTATCACCAATTGTAATAGTTCTAGCAGTACCCCAATTGGCAGTGGTGATATCAGCAGAACCATTAAATGCAGTTCCGTTAATATTTCTTGCTGTTGTTAGTGTGCCTGCTGAACCAGTTGTGTTCTGATTTAGTGTCGGGAAGGTACAGTTTATTAATGTACCAGAAGATGGTGTGCCTAGCGCACCACCATTTGTAACAAACGCACCGGCTGAGCCAACTGCGGTAGCTAGTGCAGTAGCAACACCGGTACCAAGTCCAGATACACCGGTAGAGATTGGAATAGATGCTGTAATATTAGATGCTGATGTAATTCTTCCATAAGCATCTACAGTGTATGATGGTATGGTTGAAGCTCCGCCGTATGTACCGGCAGCAACACCAGATGTTGCAAGATCAACGAATACAAGTTCATTACTTGAGGCATCAACAACATTATTGGCCCAAATTCTAGTAGTGTTATTGCTTGTAACAGCAGCAATCTTAGTATTGGCCCAGTTATTAGCAGCCGCAGCGACACCAATAACACCAATTTCAGATAGTGTCCAAGAAACATCGGCAGTGCCATTGAATGTCTTGCCAGTTGAACCAACAGTTAGGGTTCTGGCAGTTGTCAATGATCCAGCGGAACCAGTTGTGTTCTGGTTTAGAGTTGGGAAGGTACAGTTTCCTAGGTTACCACTTGATGGTGTACCGAGAGCACCACCATTGGTGACGAATGCTCCGGCAGTACCTACAGAGGTAGCTAGTGCAGTTGATACACCAGTTCCTAGTCCAGATACACCAGATGAGATTGGAACAATCGATGTAACATTAGCTGATGATGTAATACGACCGTAAGCATCGACTGTAAATACTGGAGTAACAGTAGCACTACCATATGTGGTTGCTGTAACACCTGACTGAGCAAGGTCAATGAATACAAGTTCATTGCTTGATGCATCGGTGGTATTGTTAGCCCAAATTCTTGAGGTGCTATTACTTGTAACGGCACCAATCTTGGTATTAGCCCAGTTATTAGCACTGTTAGCCATTCTACCGGCTAGTGTATTGGCACTAACTGCGGTAAGCTGAATGCTTCCAGCGGCCCAAGCATTAGCACTCTCAACATGGGTATTGGTTGCAATACCATAGTTGCCTGTACCGTCATTAAGTGTCCATCTGTTTAAGGTTTCGTTCCATAGAACAGAGACAGCATTTGAAGTTAGACCACGATTAACTTCGATACCAGCATCTTCTGTAGGAATAACAGAACCGAACCAGTCAGCGTTTAGAACAATGATATTATCGCCAACCATTAGTGTTTGTGTATTGGCGTATGTTGTCTGTCCAGCGATGACAAGGTTGCCAGTTACGGTAACATCGCCACTAATTGTACCACCTGACTTGGTGTAGAAAGTTGCACCAGCATGTGAGTTAATAGAGTTAGCCCATGCATTTGATGATGCGCCAACTGATATTGCATATGCATTACCGGCTGCTCCAACTGCTACAGTGTATGAATTACCGGCTGCGTTAACAGCAAGCATATAACTATTACCAGATGATCCAACGGTGTTGGCCCAGGTATTTGATCTTGCTCCAATTGTATTAGCCCAGCCATTAGCGGCTGCAACCATAGATTCTGAAACTTGGTTCTGATTTAGAGTTAAGTTCTGAATCTGTGCGTAAATTGCTGAATTGACGGTGTTGGCCCAACCATTAGATGCTGCACCAATTGATACTGAGTAGTTATTACCGGCAGTGCCTACTGTATTAGCCCAGCTATTAGATGCTGCACCAACGGCTACTGTATAAGAATTACCAGCAGCACCAACGGCTACTGTATAAGCATTTCCTGCGGCTCCAACTGCTACAGTATAAGCATTACCTGATGCATTAACGGCAAGCATATATGTATTGCCGGATGAACCGACTGACTGAGCATAAGCATTACCTGATGTACCTACAGTGTTGGCCCATGCATTTGATCTTGCACCAATTGTGTTTGACCAAGCATTAGCAGATGATCCGACAGCAATAGCATAATTATTACCAGCTGTTCCTACAGCAATAGCATATGCATTAGCAGATGATCCTACTGCTACAGTATAAGCATTGCCGGCAGCGCCAACAGCTATAGAGTATGCATTAGCAGATGATCCTACTGCTACTGTATAAGCATTTCCAGCGGCTCCAACGGCTACTGCATAAGAATTTCCTGCGGTTCCAACTGCTACTGTATAAGCATTACCAGCGGCTCCAACGGCTACAGAGTATGCATTTCCTGATGAGCCTACTGTATTAGACCAAGCGTTTCCTGATGCTCCGACTGCTACAGTGTAAGCATTACCTGATGTACCTACAGTATTAGCCCATGTATTGGATCTTGCACCAATTGTGTTTGACCAAGCATTACCAGCAGCGCCAACAGCTACAGTATAATTGTTTCCAGCTACGCCAACTGCTACAGTATATGAGTTACCTGATGTTCCTACTGTGTTTGACCATGCATTACTTGATGCACCAACTGTATTTGACCATGCATTAGCAGAAGCACCGACAGTGTTAGACCAAGCATTGCCAGCAGCGCCGACTGCTACCGTATAAGTATTACCAGCGACACCTACAGCGACAGTGTATGAGTTACCAGCAGCACCAACGGCTACTGTGTATGAATTTCCTGATGCTCCGACTGCTACAGTATAAGCATTACCTGATGTGCCTACTGTATTGGCCCAAGTATTTGATCTTGCGCCAATGGTATTGGCCCATGCATTTGCGGATGCGCCGACAGTGTTAGACCAAGCATTACCAGATGCTCCAACAAAATTAGTATAGACATTGCCTGCAACACCCACTGTATTAGACCAGGCATTGGCTGATGATCCAACAAATACTGTATAAGCATTTCCTGCAACACCTACTGTATTAGACCATGCATTACCAGCAGCACCAACGGCTACTGTGTATGAATTTCCTGAGCTACCGACTGTATTAGCCCATGTGTTTGATCTTGCACCAATTGTATTGGCCCAAGCATTAGCAGATGCACCGACAGTATTCGACCATGCATTACCAGCAGCACCAACGGCTACTGTATATGAATTTCCTGAGCTACCGACAGTATTTGACCAAGCGTTACCCGAATCGGCTACTCTATCGATATAAACATTGGCAGAAGAAGCTAGATTGTTTGCCCATGCATTGGCACTAATAGCAACGCTGTTTACCTTAATCATGGTAGCGTTTGCTAGAGTGAATGTATTACCTACGACACGAATACCAGCAACATTAGATGATACTGTGTCGAGAACATTCTGAGAGGGGATAACATCAATGTAAATGATTTCGCCTACATTGATTGAGGCCGTGGTTCGAACAGATAAACTGTTAGAACGAGTTTGGGCTGTATTACCACTGTATGCGTAAATAATCTGATTTGTTTTGATGCGCCATTGATCAAATGTGTCAGTGAACGCTACGTTTGGTAAGTTGGCCATTTACTTTACGAGTCCCTTTAGTAATTCTTTAATTTCGTTTATGTCTTCTTTTACCGTCTTCATATCTTGCTGTAAAGTATCTACAGCCATCATTCTTTGCTTGTTTCGCTTGTATGCATTTAAAGCATCGGTATCTCTATTTATAAGTATTCCTTCAGAGACTTTATAGAGACCCGGAACTTCTGTTTTCTGTTCTTTATTTGTCATTGTCTATGCACCCGTGAAATTCTGCAACTTTGCTAAGTAGCTTCGCCCATTCTTCATCAACACCTTCGATGTTGGTTATCTGGCTAGGTGGTATAGCATACTCACCGAGAGTGATATGATGGTCGGTAATTACTATGTCAACATCAAAACCTAGAATAGCAACTGCTCGTCTAGTAACAATGTTGTTAGAGTTGATCTTAATGTTACCTGATAAATCAGCATCGCCACAAACAATTGCTGAACCATATACTTGCGAATGGTTTCTCACCTTTGCATCTTCATAAACTTCGGCATCGCCGTAAATCATTGCATTGTTACAAACTACTGCATTTCCATATACTTTAGAGTTACCTGATACTCTTGCACTGTTTGTAATAGTGGCATCGCCATATACTCTCGCCTTATCATATACTCTTGCATTACCGGAAACAACAGCATTTCCATACACTCTTGCATCTTCGCCAATGAAACAATCTTCATCAACTTTGGCAGTGTTAGCAACCCATCCTTTTCCTTTTGGGTGTCGATGGGCTGCTACTAATCCGTTGCCATCTTTGAAATCAAATAGTGTTTCATCAATATCAATTTCAATCACTTCAACTTCACTCATATTATTCTCCAATTACATTTGCAATGCGATACATCTAATGTCGGCAACTCTTGGCACGATTGCTGTATCAGTTACGCCAGGATCTAGCAGTAGTCCAATCTTAATTGAGAACTGCTTGTAGCCTTCGAATATAGCACCAGTTGATGATGTATATGCGATTGCGCCGCCTGTGCCAGTCATGTTTGCACCAGGAATCTTATACTGATATTCTTTCCAATCATTTCTGCTTGTTTCAGAAATTGTTGAGAAGTTAAATTCGCCAGTAAGTTTTTCTAGTTCAATCCAAGGTCTATCTTCAAATGAAGTAGAATCTTCACGATGCTTGAACTTTACCCATACCTTAATATCAGTTCCTCTTGGACGAAATGCTGAGAGATAAATTCTCAAATCTTCTGCGTCTTGATCATCAGCTAGTGTTACGGTTTTTGAAATATACTTATTGAGCATATTTCCGCCGTCAGGACTTGTCTCATTTGTATAGTCACTACTAATGATATTATCAGTTGCGACAGCATTTGTTCCGTCGATGTTGATAATGGGCGAAATAACATTTGATGTGGTTGTCATAGAAATATGAACATTCATTGATCTATTGACACCACGAAGTCTTTCATTTGAAATAGAAAGAACTGTTCTTTCGTTCAAATAGTTAAGCTGCTCACCAGGTGTCATTGCCTTTGTGTTTCTTGTAAAATCAGACTTTGATGTTGATTCAATCTGATAAGAAACAGATGTTCCATTAAACTTGATAACATCTGGGTCATAAGTTGCAGTAGAATAGTCAAAGTTGAGCAATTCATTGATAGTAGCATAGAATGTGGAATCACTAATGCTTCTAATTACCTGACCGACAACAAAGCCACCAGATGCACTTGAGAACTCTGCAATTGTTCCGGATTCACCTGGTAGAGTGTAAACGCTAGTTAGTGTACCGAAGGCAACCTGAATGTTCTCTAGAACTCTAGTGAACTTAGCAGTATTGGCTGAATTGAATACATTAACTGTTCCAGTTGAGAAGTTGGTGAAGCCAGTTAGTGTAACAACTTTTCCGCTAACAGATGCAACAGTACCTTGTGCAACAACGGTTGCACCGGACAACTTCTTAATGATATCGCCAGGAACAATGTTAGTTGTGCTATCTAGAACCAATCTATCAGGAATATGGAACATATCACCAAGAGCCGGTGTAAATTCTTTACTCATCGAAACAAGTCTAAGCTTATCAATTGGCTTGTTACCTAGTGTTGCGGTACCAAGTGAGTTTCTAACGAACTCCGCTCGTCTTAATCTAATGGTCATATCAACATCAGGTTCCATATCCCAGTTCATATTATTGTTTGTTGTGTAATATGTTCCTGTGTATGGACGGCTTGTTCTTCTAGCACCTGTATTAACATCAACCTCGCCTAGTTTGGCTGTCCAGATATAAGTATCTGGATCGGCTGCGTCAGAGTGAACAACGAATGCATATTGTGTATCATTGAACAAGAAAAGAGGATGATTAAAAGTTATTGTCAAGCCATTATCGATTCCGTTTGTAGAAATCGGGATCTCAATATTTTCAAAATGCTTTTCTGAACCAGGTACCTGATTTCTTGTAATGCCGCCGCCAGAGTCAATTTCTCTAACTTCAAACCAAATACCTCTTGAGGTTGAAGTTGACTTTCTTCCCACGAAGATAGTTGCGCTTGTTAAGAACATACCTTCTTCGTTGTTTGGTGTTTTTGCCAAGAATGAATAGGCAGAGCAAGAGCCCATGAAAAGCCACCATGGGAATGGAGGAGGTGGTGGTGGATCTCTTGGAACTGTTTCGGAATCAAATGTTCTTCTCTGTTCATCGACAGGCTTGGTTACATTTTGAACTGTTGGAATCTTAATAACAGTTCTTTGTTTAATCATCTTTTGTCCAGCAGCCGTAAATGTTGCTGATGCGCCAGTAGTAATAGACTCTGATGGATCATCTAGACTTACGCCTGATTCAGAAATAATAACACGGCTATCACCGATAATCATCTTTCTTTCACCAGTTCTAAACTGTCCCTGCTGTATTCTATAAGAGAAAAAGCACTTTCCATCTAGTCCAACAAAAATAGGTGTTCCTTCTGCCGGAAGATTACCTAAAGCAGCAGGAAGACTTGCTGTTACGAGGTTGTCAGTAATGTTAATGGATGAAATGAATACACCGTTAGCATCAACTGCCTGACTTAGTGCCTCACCTGGATTAACAGGACCTGATGAACCAAATCTATATGTGGTCAATGC